TGGGGGTCTAGCCTAGCGACTGAGGTAGCCTAGCGGCAGCGGTAGAAAAGAAATTTCATTTAGGGGTAGACAGGGGCGAGAATATCATTATACTGGCTATCAGGTGATCGGGAAGGCCGACACCGGACGGGGATTCAGCCCCACTAGCCTACAAGGTGAGTCATTATGAAAAACGTATTTAACCTAGAAGTAAACAAGTCCGTAGACAGCAAGAAGCAGTTGCTAGGTGCTATCGAACTGCCGTACCCTACGCTAGATGAGCTAGGTGTACAGGATGCCGAAGTAGCCAAGGTAAACGAAGACGGTACACCGGAGTACGTTACCGACGTGCACAACTTCGTATTTACGGCGGTACTGGAGCGGGTCAAGTCTATGGCTCGCAACAAGCTCAAGAGCGGCACTCTCGAACTCAAGTTCGGCCAGTCTATCGCCACCGACCTAGAGACTCTCTGCAAGCCTAGTGTGGGCGCTAATGGCGAGGCTCTTAAGGCGGTAGCCGAGCTTAAGAAAGAGTTCAAGGAATGGCTCGCAGAGCTAGGCTTGGCCGACAAAGCTCAAGCGTTCATATACGGTCAGTTCGTATCTCCCAACGGCTTGCTAACACAGCCAGAAGCGGTACGCGAGAAGATCGCTATTCGGGTCGAGGCTTTTGCCGAAGCATGGCTAGCAGGCAGCACAGCCAACGCGGCGGGCGAGCAGCATATCAACAAGGTGTTGGACGCTTGTAACCCACAAGATGAGCTAGACATGAGCGACTTGTAAGTAAGTAGCCTAGCTACTCCCTAAGCCCTAGCAGAAATGCTAGGGTTTTTTTTCGCCTATCGTAAAGTGCCAGGCTATGCATAACCCTATAGAATACAACGACTTAGCAAGGGGAGCGGCAGCATGGGGAGGGTAGCGGCCTTTTTCGCCCCTCCTCGGGGGCGCCGGTATACATACTACCTCTCCGATATACGCAAGTATTCTATTCTACCCTAGGCTACGGCCTACTCATAGCCTACACGCACATAAAAATATACGCAAAAATTTCAGGAATGCGGTATACTGGGGGCAGATCCCTACCTAGCATCCGCGCCAATCCACTGCCCTTGGAGGGCTACATTATGCAGAAGAAAGAGCGTATCGCCCAGCTCCTAGCCAACGGAGTAGTGGCTTCCGACATTAGCAGTATTGTAGGCTGCTCCTCTATGTACCTATCCTCGCTGAAGGAGGATGAGGAGTTCCGTGGGTTCGTAGCCCACTACCAGTCAGCCACTGCCGAAGAGAGTAAGCAGGTGGAGGACGAGCGGCTAGATGACAAGTACATCGGGCTGGAGGACAAGCTAGTCCGTACCCTATCCCAGAACGTAGAGATGATGGAACCTGCCCAGGCTATCCGGCTACTGAAGGACGTAGGGGAGCGCAATGATCGTCGCCGTACCGGTATCAACCAGCAAGGCTCTCAGGGTAACCTAGTGCACGTCACTATCAACGTACCTGCTGCTGCGCTATCCCGCCCTGGCTTCCAGCTATCTGCCCAGAAAGAGGTGGTTGCTGTAGGAGGTCGTGCTCTGGCCCCTATGAGCATGGAGGGTGTGTCTAGCCTTATTGAGGCTAAGCGGGGGCGGATGGCCCCTAGCACGCTACCAGCCGTAGAGGGTGAGTACTTAGGCTATACCCAAGCAGAGATGCTAGCAGAGATGTAGCACTAGCCTTATAAGGTGTTTGGTGCTATAATGGCAGTACGCCTTGCGAAAGCAAGCATCCAAATACCGAAGCCGGAAGGCAGGAGGCACAAAATGCCACAATCACAAGCAGAGCGTACAGCTCACATGGCCGCTGCCTTGCGTAAGGTTCGTAAGCTGCGCCGCAAGTAGGACACCACATGGACTCATCCAGTGCTAGCCCACTGCCCACCCACACGCTAGGCTCCTATTCTATTGATCCACAGGAAGCCTATCAGCGTGGGGAGGCTGACTTCAACTTCTTCGCGTATCTGGCTATGCCGGATGTTATGCTGTGCCCGTTCCCTGAGCACTACGTAGCTATGTTCTCCCTGGTTACTAGCCGTAACCCCGAGGATGTAGGGAAGATCCTACGCTTTGCGCTGGGGCTGCCACGGGGCTTCGCTAAGACTACGTTCATCAAGGTGCTAGTCTGCTGGCTCATAGTCTACAAGCGTGTGCACTTCGTACTTATCGTATGCGCTACGGATGACCTAGCACAGAACCTACTGGCTGACGTCTCGGATATCCTAGGCTCGGACAACATGGAGGCTGTCTACGGTACGTGGGCTAACCTACTGGTCACAGATACCAAGCGCGAGAAGCGTGGCCGCTATCTAGGCCGGAACTTCAACATGGTCTGCCGTGGTGCTCTTACCGGCGTGCGGGGGATCAACCTACAGAACAAGCGTCCAGACTTCATCCTACTGGACGATATGCAGACTAAGGAGAATGACGACTCCCTTACTGAGAGAGTGCGCCTCCTCAAGTGGTTCGTCTCTACGCTACTGAAGTGTATCTCCCCCACAGGCGACCGCATAGTGGCCTACCTAGGGAACATGTACTCTACGGACTGCATCCTCTACAAGCTAAAGGAGAACCCTAGCTGGGTCTCTATGATTACTGGGGCGATCCTTGCTGACGGTACTAGCCTCTGGGAGGACGTGCATAGCCTAGAGGATATCCTAGAATCCTTCTTCCATGATGAGAGTATGGGGGCTGCGGAGGAGTGGCACGCGGAGGTTATGAACGACCCGCTGGCTGCGGCTAGGAACCTGCTGACCAAGGATCTGCCCCAGACCCCTGATAGCGTACTAGGCATGAACCCGGATGGAGCCTTCCTTACTATCGACCCTGCTGGCTTCCGTACTACCTCAGACGATAACGTAATCGTAGCCCACTGCATCAAGGAGGGCAAAGGCTGTATAGCCGAGGTGGTAGGTGGAGCTGAGATATCCGACCCAGAACAGCTAGTCCTTACCTCCCTACGCTTAGCCCAGGAGCATCGCGCTACTGTTATAGGCGTGGAGATGGTAGGCTTCCAGCAGAGCCTGGACTTCTGGTTCCGTAAGTACATGAAGGATCTCTGCATAGAGGGGATCACTATTGTAGAGCTTAAGCCGCACAACCGGACTAAGGAGTCTAGGATACGGCAGTTTATACAGGACTTGCTCCGTGGGGACTACTTCTTCCTACGCCCGCAGGATAGAGCCTTGTTCATGTGGTGGGCTATGAAGTATAAGATAGGCAAGAAGGACAACAGGGACGACTACCTAGACGCTCCCTCCTACGGCCTAGATGTACGTAACGACTACTGGCCGCTCATTGGCTTGCTGAACGAAGGGCCCAAGGGGCCTAAGACGCACCGAGTACGTAGTAACAACACCCCTTTCTAACAACAGCGGTAGGAGATAGACATGGCTAAGAAGCCTACTCCGGAAGCCCAGAAGCTCTTGCTCGCGCACGTGCATAGCATACTGGACTCCCACAAGAGAGAGAACAACGATTTCCGTAATAAGCTAGAGATTATAGATCTGGCCTATGCACGGTACAAGACGGTAGCCGAGGCAGCTAATACGCAAGATGGGGTAGACCTAGCTAAGTATGTACGTAATGAAGCTGAGTCTATGAGGCAGTTGCCTTCCAACTTACGCCCTCCCATAGTAGCATCTCAAGTAGGGTCAGCTCATGGCTACCTTACTGATGTGTTCCTGTCCGGCTCCCCCATTTTCCCTGTGGTGTCTACTCCCACTAACAAGGATGACGCGGAGAAGCTAGAGTCTATCATAGCCAACCACTCCATCCTTGGGGGATACCCACGCCAGCTGCTGATCTTCCTGCTGGACTGCGCTAAGTACAACTTCGGCGCTATTGAGATGGCCTGGACTAGCCTGGAGTCCTACCGCGCAGAGGCGGATCTTACGCAGGTGGAGGATGGCTCTAAGCTAGAGGCCGAGTCTAACAACTACACGCGGGTTCGTAGACTAGACCCGTACAACACTATCTGGGATGAGTCAGTCTCTCCTGGAGATGTAGCGGCGCTTGGCGACTATGCTGGGGACGTAGAGATTATCTCACACGCTCGCCTACGTAAGGAGCTGGCTCAGCTGCCAGAGCACGCAGTCAACCAGAAGAAGGCTATCAACAGCAAGACTACGCAGGCTCACCGCGTCTTCCAGCCCCACCCTAACCTCTCAGACTACGTGTCTACCACAGAGGATATGGACTGGCTAGCTTGGATGCAGGGTGGTACTACGAAGCGCTACGCTGATGTTAACTACGCTAACCGGGCTGAGCGGGTTACGCTGTACATCCGTATTGCACCTGAGGACTTTAAGCTGGACGACCCAGAGCCTAAGACCCCTCATGTGTACAAGGTGGTAGTGGTAAACTATGAGCACCTGGTTCTGGTCGAGCGTGCCTATACCCCACTGGATAGCCTGCCGGTTCTTATCGGCTCCCCTATCGAGGACGGGCTACGGCTACAGACTCAGGGCATTGCCGAGGCTAGCATCCCTATTCAGGAAGCAGCCAGTACGCTATTCGACATTCGCTTCAATGCGGCGCGTCGTTCAGTCTCTGACCGTGCTATCTATAACCAGGAGATGATAGACCCTGATGATGTCAACGCTTCTGTACCAGCGCCTAAGATACCGGCTAAGGTTAATAGCCTTCTTAACCAGACTCTGGATAATGCGTACAAGGCTATCCCCTTTGATAGTCGAGGCACAGAGACTGCGCTGCAAGACGCTGTTATGGTGTCCGAGTGGGCCAAGGATCTCTTTGGACAGAACAAGGTTAGCCAAGGCCAGTTCCAGAAAGGCAACAAGTCAGTCCAGGAGTTTGACACCGTAATGGGGAACGCAGAGTCCCGTATGCGTATGCCAGCCCTCTCGCTAGAGTACCAGGTCTTCGTACCGCTCAAGCAGATCCTGAAGCTGAACATATTCCGGCACTTCGGTACTATGAAGGTTCCACACCATATGACAGGTGAGGGAATGGACGTAGATATCCGTAAGCTCCGTGAGAAGGTACTGGAGTTCCGCCTAGCGGATGGCTTCACGCCTAAGAGCAAGATGGCTAACACCGATATGCTAGGCCAAGGTCTTACCCTTATCTCTACCAGCCCTATCCTGCAGCAAGCCTACGGTGGGCACCTGCCTGCCATGTTCGCACACCTTATGAGTCTAGGTGGCGTGAAGGGACTAGAGCAGTATAACCCACAAGCACAGCAGCAAGGAGAACTAGCCAATGAGCAACAACAACCGCAGCCGCCTGGCGTGCCTGGCCCACCAGCCCCTGGACAAAACGGAGGAGGCCCACCTGGCGCAGCTCCTATCTAACCACGTAGTGCGTAAGTACTTCACCAACCTACAAGCGGACGTCATGGAGACTAAGGCCTTCCTGTCCGCTACGGTGTTGGAGATGAGTGACGCGGAGTACCGGCGTAGACATGCCACGCTTGATGGACAACTCGCCGTATTCCAGACACTGCTCAGCGTAGAGCAAGGGCGCGCACCGGCGCTTCAAGCGGCAAGCCCCGCTAAGCAAGACCCCCAGTGAACGGCCGCTTTACGTAGGGACGCAGGTGGTAGCGTGCAAGCAGCGCGTGGTGGTTCCTTTTGGGGAACCCCCGCCTGCCCAGCGCGTACTACCGTAGTGGGCCCCAACGTATAAGCGTGCCTAGTGAATGACCTATCATACCATACAACCCAACTAGCCTATAAGGTGAATACTATGTCTCTAATGGATATCTTCCGTTCTGCTCCAGCCCAGGCTCCAGCAGCCCAACAGTCTGCCCCTGCTAGCTCTCCTAGTGGTACTCCAACGGGCGGTGGTACTCCAGCTAACGGTTCTCCAGCTCCGTCCAATGGCGTACCCTCTAGTGCCAGTGCAGCCCCTGCATCACCACTTGACGCATTCTCTAAAATGTTTGATAATAATACTGATAACCAAGACACCGCCCCCATCTTTGCACTAGACCAAGACATGGTACAGAAGGCTGCAACGGGACTGGACTTCCTTAGTAAGGTAGACCAAACCATTATGCAGCGCATTCAGGATGTCATAGACATTAATGAGGGGCGTAAGCCAGAAACCCCTATTGAAAATAACCAGACAGATAATGAGATAGGAGTAATATAGATGAAAGTAGTATTGTTACTCATAACTTTAGTCGGCGTGATTTACGCACAGAGTGCACATGAGTTTTTTAAAAAAGCGTCGTTTCTGTTTATTGAAAATAAAATAGATCAGGCT